GTGACCCGCCCATCCAACGGTTCATTGGTCCTTGACGGCAATCAGATCAAGGTACGGCTGGAAGCCGAACGGCAAGCCTCCCGCTCACCGGTTCATGTCGATTGGCTGCGCTTCACCGTCCCGCGTCGGAACGTGCTGCCCTCGGTCGATACCCTGTTCCCCCAGCAGCACGAAAACCAGTGGACCGATGCGTCCATGAATGCCAGGTTCTCGGCCCTCATCGCTGCTGTGCCTGATTGCGAAGTCGCGGGTGCTTCGTCCATTTCGTTCTCCCCCTTCGATCGCTCCGTTGCCCTCGAAGCCTACGACCTCACAAAGACCGTGTGCGAGGCGCTCGGCGCCGAATTCTCGGTCGCTGTTGAGGTGCGCAAAGGTCACGACTTTTACCGCTATCGCTGGTCCATCATGCGGTGTGAAGTCGAGTGCGGTTGGGTCGGCTTCCTCTCGTCCAGTTCAAGCCCTCGCCAGCAGGCACAGAACCGAACGATTCACGTCAACCTCTACGGCCAGGCGTGCACCTTTGGCGCCGATGGCTGGCGCGAAAAAATCGCTGATCTGATCGACTCAGCGGGCGGTGATATCACCCGCGTTGACCTGGCTCTTGACTTCTTTGATGGCATTCCGGGCGGCTTCGATTCGGTGGTCCGTGACTACGAATCCGGCGCCTGCAACGTCAACGGCAAAGAGCCCAAATGCAACCAGCTGGGCGACTGGGTGCACGGTCATGCCAGGTCGTTCTACATCGGCTCCAAAGAGGCCGGCAAGCAAACCAACGTCTACGAAAAAGGCGATCAGCTCTTCGGCGTCGAAGCCGCTTCGCCCTGGCACCGCGTCGAGCTTCGTTACGGCAACAAGCTGCGCGTGCTGCCCTCGGATGCCCTGCGGCGTCCTGCTGACTTCTTCGGCGGCGCCAGTGACTGGCACCAGTCCATGTTGTTCAAGGCTGAGCACCAAAGCCAGGCGCAGCCCATCAAGTGCGTCGAACGGCTCCAGGCGCAATCGGTCGAGGCGGAAGTAACCCGCTCCCTGCGCTGGACCCTCACAACGGCTTCGGCCTCTCTCGCCACCTGGTTGCTTCACGCACCAAACGAGGCCCGCCGCTTCCTCGACCTGGTGAGCACGACCGCTGTACCTGGTCGCCTCCAGCGTTTCACCCACTCCGAGATTTCGCGTGCCATGGGCCGTGCTCTGGATCGTTTCCATGTCGCTGCAAGCCCTGGCCAGGCCTGCGTATGCGTTTAACCAGGCCTTTAGGAAATCACCATGCAATTCACCGCAAAAACCATCCTGCACGCTGTCAAGGAAAGTGCCGGCACCTATGAGGGCAAAGCCTTCTCCAGCTGCACATTTCACTGTGAAGTCGATTTGAAAGAAAACAGTGCCGGTCGCTCCATCGGTCGTGTTACTCGTCCTTTCAAGATGGGTGATGCAACCGAATTCGACAAATGGGCGCACCTGGGCAATTCACTGCCCATTCAGTGTGAGGCCGTCTTCGAAATGGAAGCATCGCGCGAAGACAAGACCACGCTCAAGCTCGTTTCCATGAAGCCGCTGGAACGTGCGCATCAAGCACCGCAACCCAAAGCCGCGGGCTAATCATGCGGCTCCTCGTCCAGTCTCAATCAACGGGCCGTTACCTGGTGCCGGATGACCTCGGCACGCCTGTCTGGGTTACTTCGTTGCGTGAGGCTGGCGGGGGCGTCGTGTTTGATCCTGAAACCGCTCAACAGCTGATTGACGATCACTGTGATTTTGACGATCAACCTGCGATTGTCGATATTGATCGCCTCGGCACTCCAAACGATTACGAGTAGAGAAAAAATGCGCTGCGCCATTCAAACCCCATTTTGGGCGTATCCCGATGCATCAGGTTCTAGCCTGGTGCAGATTGATGGAATCGCCATCGCTGCTGATGGCGTCACGTGTACAGCGGCGCAATTGGTTGTGATGACTCAACAGGAATTTGACTATGCCACTGTTTCACCTTTCCGTTTGGATATGGTGGCTGCTGGTCAAATATCTGTGGCAATCATGGGTGTTTGGGTAGTCGGATTCGCTGTTCGTGCGCTCATTCGTATGTTGAGGGATAATGACGATTCTCAACATTTGGAGTCCTAAATGGCCGCAATTAACGTTACTTCCGTTCTTTCCGCTGTCGAGTCGAACGTGATTTCTATCGCACTCGTCGGTGGTGCCGTGCTTCTCGTTGTGTTCGGCGCTCGTATCTGGCGCTGGCTGCGTGTTTGGTATTTCTCTGGCCCTTCGCCTGAGTCCGTCGCCTATACAGCGAAGGTTAAAGCTCAAATTCGTCGTTTGAATGAGCAGGATGCTGCTGAAAAGGCGGCGGAAGCTGCCAAGTCTCCAGAACAACGTACAGCTGATGAAGCGTTGCGTGTCGCTCAACAGGCAAAGGCTTTGGCGGAATGGAATTACTTCCGTGGTGATTAGGTGAGTTCAGCGGGGGTTCCTCCAGCGTTGGGAAACGTCGAGGGATAGCCGTAGTGGCGTGTTGATTTCAGCGGGAAACCCTCCAGCGTTGGGAAACGTCGAGGGCTACCCGGTGCAATTTCGCACCGTCACTGGAAATTCGAAATGAACAAAACTGTCATGACCATTCGCAGCCTCTTTGCTCTGGTCCTCTTGGGCGCTGCTGGCGCTTCGCAAGCCGCCGCTGTGGACGTTGCCGCAGTGGTGACCGATATCGGCGCTCAAATGGCGCCCATTGGCCTGATCGGCTCTGCCGTGCTGCTCGTGTACGTGGGCGTGAAGGCCTTCAAGTGGGTTCGCGCCGCCCTGTCCTGATCTGATCGCTTGATCGGGGCATAGGGACTGCTGGGGACGCCTGGCAGTTTCCTTTTCAAAGGGTCGCTGCGGCTTTTCGCAAAGGAAATCAAATGGACACGCACGGCATATGGCTAATGATCGGTGTATTGGGGGCGGCATGGCTTATTTTTTCCGCTTGATTTTTGCCTTGATTTCGCTTGTGCCGTTGTCGTCACAGGCGATTCCACAGGTTACGGAATACCGCATTTGCGGAAATGACAATTTTTGCACTGCATGGGGTACGTCATACCAATTGGTTAATAATATTTATTACGAGCACCTGCAATCGTTGCAAGCTCCAGCTTGCACCTCGACTCATAATGAAGTGATTACATATGAGCCCGCCACAGCTACTCCAACCTCGGGCGCTGCCGTTCGTAAGGTAACTATTTGGAACTTTGGCTGTGGGAGTATTGCGGGCACTTCACAAACTAACGTTTTTATAGGAATGTCATCGCGGGGCGGTCAGTGTCCAGCGAATAGCACGGCTGATGGCGGTAATTGCACATGCAATCCCGGTTATCAGGAAAATAGTGATTCGACCTCATGTCTTCCTGAAACTCCGCCTGATCCGCCTTGTGAGGCGCCCAACGTGATTAAAGATGGGGTTTGTGGACCCCCTGATCCACCTAAGTGCAATTACCCTCCCGGCGCTCCCATGCCTGATACCCTTTTCCAGATGGGTGGCGGTGCAAATTACAAGGGTGGCTATATTTGCTATTTGAATTGCGAGGCAGTTCCTGACATGCGTGGTCAGAAGGATGGCAAATGGTTTCATTGGGGGCCGTACACCTCGACCGGTGCCACGTGCGCTAACAGTACCGGTGATTCAACGGGAGGCCAGCCAACGCCCGATAACCCGGATGGAGTTCCGCCGCCTCCTGATCCTGACGCGCCTCCACGTGATCCACCACCACCACCGCCGGAACCACCACCCGAACAATGCAAAAAGGGCACCTGTCCCGGCAGTATTAATGGAATTACTGTTTGTATGCCATGTCAGGAAACCCGTTCGCCTCAGCCTGTGCCTGGTGCACCTCCGAATAGCCCTTCTGCACCTCCTGATCCGACCGGCAATAATGCACCTCCTGACACGAAAAATACGACTCAGAGCGCTACCAATTGCAAGGACGGTAAATGCACAACAACTACCACTAAAAGCACTACAGATGCTAATGGTGTGACAACTACAAATTCCCATACAAAAACGGAATCGAAGGACGATTTCTGTACTTCTAATCCTCGTTCTTCAATGTGCATCGACGGTGCTTTCGGCGGTGCATGTGCTGGTGGGTTTGTTTGCGAGGGGGATGCCGTGCAGTGTGCGATGGCAAAAGAGCAGCACAGTAGAAACTGCAAGCTTTTTGAGGATTTCGACGGTGAAGAGGCGCAGCTTTATCAGAATGAAAAAGGCAAAGAGGGTTCTGTATTGGGCTCTCTTGAGGGCAACATTACAAAAACCATAGGCGCAAGTGATTTTGATACATCCGATGCGCTCGGCGCTGGCGCTACTTGCATTGCCGATAAGTCAATTACCGTCATGGATACGTCAATACTCATTCCATTCAGTGATATTTGCCCATATCTGGCAATTTTGGGGAATATATTGATGTCGGTATCTTTCTTGTTGGCCGGACGAATCGTAATGAGGGGTTAAAAATGCCTGCATTGATTGCTATGTTCATGGGCGCATTGATTCAGATAACTGGATCATTGGTCGGTCGCGTCCTGGTTGCGTTGGGTATTTCGCTGGTGACCTATTCGGGCATGAATGCATCGCTGGGATGGCTTAAGGATCAGGCTGTATCTGCTTTGCAAGGCACGGGTGCGGAAGTGCTCGGGATGCTCGGCACGATGAAAGTGGGTCAGTGCATATCAATTGTGATCAGTGCGATGCTGGCTCGCCAGGTCATCAACGGCGTCCAGTCGGACACCATGAAAAAGCTGGTGACTAAATGAGATACAGCCTAAAAAAACAGCTTGGGTTCATCTACCTCACAACAGGCGCCAACGGCACGGGAAAAACCCTCTTCACACTCGAAGATGTTCGTAAACGCCAGGTTGAAGAATCACGGCCAGTCTATTACCATGGCTTTGACATGGTGCCGAAATATGAAGCTGAATTCGGTTGGAAAAAATGTGAACCGGAAAAGTGGCAGCAGCTACCGCAGGGATCAATCATCCTTCTGGATGAAGTGCATAACCAAATGCCGAAAAGGCCCAATGGTTCAGCCGTCCCGCCTTTCATTGCTGCTTTGGCCGAGCATAGGAAACATGGCTTTGACTTCTATTTGCTGACTCAGCATCCGAGTAACCTTGATCCGTTTTTGATCAAGATCATTGGTGCGCCTGGTCATCATCGCCACATCAAGCGGCCAGGTGGTGCGCAATTGTCCAGCGTGATCACCTGGAACTCGGTAAACATGAATTGCGACAAACCGGCTTCTGGCAAGTCCGGCGAAGTCACCATGCGGGCCTATCCGAAAAAGGTCTATGACTGGTACACCTCCAGCGTGATGCACACGGGCAAGCGCAGCATTCCAAAGCAGGTTTGGGTGCTCGGCCTTGTCCTGGTCCTGGTGCCTCTGTTGGGCTTCTATGGCTACAAAAACCTGATGGGCATCACAGAGAAGCGCGCGGCTGCTGTTGAGGATGAATCGGGGGGTGATGCACCTGGTACGTCAAAAAAGGCGGCGCCTGATCCTGCAGGCGATTATTTCGCCAGCTACCTGCCGCGCGTGCCAGGCATTCCACACACAGCACCGAGGTTCGATGAGGTTACGGCGCCCAAACAGGCGCCATACCCTGCGGCCTGCATCGTCAGGGCTGATTCCTGCTACTGCTACACCCAGCAGGGCACAAAGCTCCCAGTGCCTGACCTGGTGTGTCGCCAGATCGTTGACGGTGGGTTTTTCATGGAATGGCTTGAGCCACCTGGTGAGCGTGGCGGGGCATCGGACCATCGCCAAAAGTCTGCCCCTCTCGCGGGTGCTTATCCTCCTGGTCGTTCCGTCGTCCCGGCGGTTCGCCAGGCTGGTGATGTGACCGCTAGGCCCGTTTCAGTGACGGCGGATCATGAGGTTTTGGCCTTCATGCGCTCACGTTGATCAGTCTCGGTAGCCGTTTTGTTTGTCAACAGTGAAGAAGCTCGACCCGCTCGGAACGTGAACCCAGTTCTGGTGTTCGCTTTTCATAGCCCATTGCAACGGTCTTGCTTGATTGCCATGGTGTGTATCGAGAAAGCTTTCCACCAGTTCAAAGACCTTTGTTCTTGCGCTGTTCTGCCAGCATGAGTCGCGATAAGTTTTCATCATGGTTTCTATTTTTGGAGCGTCCCATACGAATGGGAGCATCGCTTCACGCACCTGGTCGGCCAGGTGCTTTGCTGCCTTCTTCGTGTCCTTCCACCATTGAGGCGTTGCCACCTTGACCCAGTTCACCAGCTGGCGTGTGTGCTTCACCAGCTGTCCGCGTGCTGCCCTGATCGCACGCCCTGCGCGAGTCGTCGGACGGCTGGTGTGCCAAACACACGCACCAAAGATCAGCACCAGTTGCAGTGCCATGGCTTCGGGAAATTTGCGGTAGTTCTTGGCGATCATTGCGGGCCTCTTTCGTTGATACCTTCAGCCTCGCTTCCTCGCACCCCCTGGAAGGGGGCGGGGGGGGTCGCTCTCTCCGCGCTAAGAAAAATCCGGCCTGTGCCGGATACCGCGAAAAAAAGACACCCCCGTTACGCCCCTCACTTGCTGACGGGGTTAACGGGGGTGGCTTCGCGGTATTTGGTGCAGGTCGGATTTTTCAACCTGGTAGGCCTGGCGCTCGTCACTTGAGCGTAGCGGACGTGCCACCAAGGGAGTGAAACGGACGACTGGCGCGGCAAGTGCAGNCAGGCCGGGGACAACGCCCATATCCATGCGCTAGATCTCCTTGGGCAGATCCAGAAACAGAAAAACGGTGCATCTGTCAACATCGCCCGCGTTTACGTCTAGAAACAGAAAAAAGGGAGGGGTCGAGTGGTCATCTACGGGTACGGGCGCGTGTCAACAAACGCCCAGGACGTCGCGCTACAGGAGGACGCATTCCAGCGCGCTGGCGTGCAAACAGTCATTACGGAAAAGTGGTCAAGCGTCGGCGCACGTCCGAAGCTGCAGGCGCTCATTGCTGGACTCAGAAAAGGGGATTCGGTGGTGGTCTACAAGCTGGACCGACTGGGTCGCAGCCTTCAGGACTTGCTGTCCATCCTGGAACGCATCAATAAGGCCGGCGCGAATTTCCGAAGCCTCACTGAGCCCATCGACACTCACACGCCAGCGGGGCGGCTCATGTACTCCATCCTGGGTGCCGTTGCTGAGTTCGAACGGTCCATCATCCGAGAGCGATCAATTGCCGGCCAGGTGGCGGCCATCCAGCGCGGCGCGCGGATCGGTCGCCCGCGCATCCTTGCCCCTGAAAAAGAGGCCCAGCTTTATAAGGATTGGCAAACTGGCAAGTTCAAAAAGGCGGAATTGTCTCGCATGTACAACGTTAATTCTGTAGTGGTGTACAGGGTTATTCATGAACATGAACGTCCAGATCACCCATGGGTTCGGCGCTCGCGCCCTGTGCTCAGCAAGTATTTGCAGGGTTAA